GTTTCATATTACGAAAACCCTAATGCTGATCCGGTTATGCTTGCGATTGCGCGGTTGAGAGCTTTTGGAAAAAATCCGTCAAAATCGATGATCGGAAAGAGAATGCCATCGATAGCCAGAACAAGAATAACTCCGAAAACAAGAAGAAAGCAAAGATTAATTTCATTAACTTAAAAAATATGACTATTGAAGAATTGCTAAATAAAGTCCACTTGCGCTACGAAAAGAATATCGATTATCCCGATCCATCCTCGGAAGATTTTTTGGTACGACTCGGATACGCTGATGATGGAATTACGATGTATGAAAAAGAAGCTAAAGAAGGAGTGGCATGGAGACCGCTTAAAAAACCGGCATCCTTTGCGGCTACCGGAAATGGAACAGATCCTCAACCGGCAGATTTTCTCAATTTTATTCGTGGCAAAGACGAAAATGATAATTATCTCCCGGCAATCATAACTGACGGATCGAGAAAATGGACGGAGGTATCAATGGAAAAAGGAAACCGGATTGTTCAGGATAATTCATCAAGCGCTTATGTTTTTTGGAGAGAAGCCGGAAACATCAGAACTTTTCCAGCTCTTTCTGGAACGATGCAATTTCCATATCTGAGAAAAGCCACGCGATATCCTCTCGGCACCGAGCAGACCGCTATTGAAATAGAAGACGATATGTTTTTGCAGGAATTCGTTCTGGCGATGCTTTTCCTTGATGATGATAATCTTTCGCAATACCAGGCGCATATGAACAACGCGAAGGATATTTTGACCACGATGAAATATGATTCCATAACCGAAATTCCATCAGAGTCCGGGTGGGGCTTCGGCATGTAAATTATGCAAGTTTTAAATATCTCACAACAGAAAAAGAAAATACCCTGGCAACTGATTATTGACCAGTTTGAAGGTACGGCCACGGTATTGGATGATGCCCTTCTTGGCAAAAAATACGCCAAGGAGGCTTTGAATTTGATGCAGGTTCAGGACGGAAGATGGAAGACAAGATGGGGTCGCGGATATTTCGGGCAGGCTATTTCGGGAGAGGCTTCTATTTTGGGAGCTGGCACATATACCAAAACGGACGGAACTCGCGAACTTATCGCCATCGGATCTACGACCGGGAAAGCATATAAATCAGTGGATGGCGGTGCTTGGGAGGAAATTTCCGGAGCGGTTTTTGATACCAGCGCAAAAAACTTATTTTTCAAACAAATCAATAATTATCTTTTTATCTGCAATGCTGTTGATCGATTGACCAGATATAACGGAACTGTTTTGTCGCGATACACTCAGCTTGCTGCGCCGACCGGATTGGCCGGAAACAGAGGAGCAGGATTATCGGCCGGAAGTTATCACAATTATTACAAAGTGACCGCCTTGAACGACATCGGTGAAACAGTCGGAAGCGCGGAAGTCGATGTGACTACAAACAAGGTGCGCGATGTGTGGAATCCTACCAGCAATGAATATATCGATCTGACTTGGAATGCGGTGGCTGGAGCGACAAAATATCAAGTTTATTATTCCGATTTATCTGGAAAAGAAGAATATCTTGCTGAAGCGGCCACGAACAGTTTTAGGGACGATAATTCAACAACCCCAAATATTTATGTGGTGGTTCCGGATGCAGACACGACAGGAGCGCCTAAGTTTTCAATGATAGCAACTTCGGGATCAAGAATTTGGGGAATCGCTCCTTTGGAATTTCCTTACCGGGTTTTTGTTTCCGGAACAGGCCAGTATTTCGGAGTGTTCGCATATTCATTTGGCGGCGGTTGGATCGATTTGGATTTCGGAAGTGATGAGACGGTTTCTTTCATCGAACATTACCGGACCGGAAAAGGAGACACGGCCGCTACGGTTTTTACGAAGTCGCCAAAAAATACCGGATCGGTTTGGCAAATCCAATTCATTATTCAGACCATTGCGGAATCTTCCATTTTGACATTGTATCCGGACAAGATTGTCGGATCTGTCGGAACCAACGCTCCAGGAGCGGCGCTTTTGGTTGGTGATGCGATTATGTTTCTTTCGGGCCGTGGAGCTTATTCACTTTCTAATAAGGCCAATGTTTCCAATGTGCTTTCGACAACGCCACAATCTCAAAATATACGGCCGTCATATTTGTCGCTTAATTTTTCCAAATCCGATCAGTTCAGGGCATATCCTTATCAGAATTTCGTTTTCTTTTCAGCGGCGGAAGGAACAGGTGAGAATGATGTTATCTTCCTTCATGATACCGATTTGGACAGGTGGTATTGGAAATGGAATTTTGGAGTCAGACAATTCTTGGAATATACAGACTCGGACGGAAAAACAAAGTTTTTAATGGTTCCTACTTCCGGAAATCAACTGGTGGAATGCAGTGAAAATATTTCCGGAGATTTCGGACAGCCGGTCAAAACTTCTCTCATTACCGGACTTATTCCAATCGATAAAGATTCGGAATTATTTGCTAAGATTCAGAATTCATTGATTGAATTGGCGCGTCCGAAAGGAACTATATATTTCGAAGTCTTGGGAATTGAAAAGAAAAGAGGTTTTGGATCGATCGCAACCAAGCAAATTACCGGTAATCTGCAGACGATTGAATTTTGGTCCGGTGATCTGGGAGAAATTACGCTACTGGACGAGGAAGAAGCACCGAAGACATTCAATCAGGCGGCAGTTAAAAAAACAAAGCGAGTCGGAAGATCTCTCAATGCCATTCAGTTTCACATTTATTCGGATACTGCCGATACGGAGTACACAGTTACAAAGATTCAGGCGAAAGGATTCATTGATCCTACAAGGCCGCCATCAAGTTGGAATAAATAATTTATAAATCATTAAAATAACAAAAATATGCCAGCACAAAACACAGATAAATTTTTAAAAGTAGCACCCAATTCCGGATGGCAACTTGATGCTTCCGGAATATCCGATGCATCGGTAGATAACTTCGGACTGATTTCAGCATCTGGATTGCCGACTGATACGGGCGTTTTAATTACGGTTGACCGCATTGATTCTAGCGGAAACAAAACTCCAGCCAAAATGGAAAGAATCCTCGGTGTAGTTTCAGAAAATAGGATTGTGAGTTGCCTTCGCGGAGTGGAAGGAACTGCTCAGGCACATGCGGCCGGAGCAAGATTGGAGATTGTTATTTCGGCAACAAATTTCAATAAATGGGTCGAAGCTCTTATTGCGGAACACAAACAAAGCGGAATACACAGAGGGCCAATCGCAGAAGATTACACTCCCGGATCGGGTGAAACCGCAACTATTGATCTTAATGTTTCAAACAGGAATAGGATTCAAATGCCAGCTGGAAATGTCACGATTGCATTGGAAAACGAAGAGGTCGGTCAAATGTTTATGATTGAAATCACTCAAGATTCTGTCGGATCAAGAACGGTTACATGGTTTGAAACGATTAGATGGGCTGATGGTGTTGTCCCGGTTTTATCTGGGGCAGACAAGCGGGATACTTTCGGATTTGTTGTCACTGGCGAAGGAACTTTCGATGGATACATAATTGGTCAAAATATTTAATTTTTATGATAAAGCCAAGCCCAACTGGAATAATCAGAGCGCACGCCGGAGCAACTGCACCAGCTGGTTATTTGATATGTGATGGATCCTCGTATTTACGGGCTGACTATGCTCCATTATTTGCCATAATTGGAACAGCTTTTGGTGCCTCTGACGCTGATCATTTTAATGTTCCTGATATGAAAGGAAGAACAGTTTTTGGATACAACTCCAGTGATTCTGATTTTAATGCCATTGGTAAGACGGGCGGTGCTAACACGGCAAATCTTGCTCATAGTCATACAGCGAATAATCATACTCACTCAGGAAACGGGACATCAAGTGCTTCATCAAATGCCGGAATAGGATCATCCAATGATACGAACTTTGCGAATCCATCACATACCCATACCGTAACAGTAAACACAGGAAATCAAACAGCTACCGGAAGTAATAGTCAGCTTTCCGCCACGCAAAGCATACTAATTCCTTACATAACTCTTAATTGGATTATAAAAATATGAAAATAGGAAGCATAGCCATGTATGGAAAAATCGAGGTTCCAGCTGGATACCTGCTTTGCGATGGTTCAGCAGTGAGTAGGGCTACATATGCGGCACTTTTTGCTGTCATTGGAACTGCTTTTGGCACTGGTGACGGATCAACGACATTTAATCTACCTAATCTTTTAGGAAAGGCAGTTTTTGGATACAACTCCAGTGATTCTGATTTTAATGCCATAGGTAAAACTGGAGGCGCAAAAACTGTTAATTTGGCTCACAGTCATACGATGAATACTCATAGCCACTCGTTCAGTTCCGGATCGACCAATGCGGCGCCATCATTTCAGAACGATGGCGGATCGCAGACATCAGCCGCGGCTGGAGGACACACACATCCAGTAACTGCGGCAACTATAGGGAATCAGTCTGATGCTGGAACAAACAGTCAATTAAGCGCATCACAGTCAGTTATGAATCCGTTTATAATACTTTATCCATTGATTAAAACATAAAAACATATGAGTTTATTAGTCGGAGAAATTCTAGGGTATGGAGGATCGTCAGTTCCAAGTGACTATCTTCTTTGTGACGGATCGGCTGTCAGTCGGGAAACATATGCCGACCTTTTTTCCGTGATCGGAACAACATTTGGTGTTGGAGATGGATCAACTACTTTCAATCTTCCAAATTTAAAAGGCCGCCTGATAGTTGGATACAACTCCAGTGATTCTGATTTTAATGCCATAGGTAAAACTGGAGGCGCAAAAACAGCAAATTTAGCACATAGCCATACACAAAATGCCCATACTCACTCGATTTCAGGAACGACTGGAAGCTCGGGAAGCATTGGGGCTTATGGAGGTGCAGACTCAACTGCGGCAGCGAACCATACTCACACATTTTCATTCACATCCGGAGCAGCCAGCGACTCGGGAACAAATAGTCAATTGTCATCCACGCAATCAATATTGAATGCTTACAACACGGTCAATTTCATTATCAGGCATAAAGTCAGCAGTTCGGCCAAGTTTCCGTTTTTCGCATTCGTGCATTAAATTTTAATTTTAATAAAAAAATCTATGATCAGCGTCAAACAAGTAGTCATTTTTAAGCCAACCGAAACATCAGGATTTGAGGTAGGAGGAAGGTTAAAAAGGGGAGAAGCGGAAACGGATTTAATCGTAACCAAGATCACGATAGGATTATTTGGTCATGTGAGAATCAGTTTGTCAGATGGAAAAGCTATTTATTTTAAAAATTGTCCAATAACCTACGAAAAATAAAATGGAACAGATAATAATTTATTTAGCTATAGGAACTTCTTCATTGAGCATTATTGCCACGGCTTTTAATTTCTATAAACATTTCCGGAATCCAGACATCAATGCAAGTAAGAGGCTCTCAATCATTGAGACGACCTGTCCGATCAAGCATAAAACATTGGATGACGCGATTGCAACATTTGCCAGGAGCCTTGAATTGATCAAAGAAAATCATCTTCGGCACATCGAGGGGGATATTTCAAAAATAAATGAAAAAATGGCAAGAATGGAAGGAAAATCTGACACAATGATTGAGTTAATGAAAGATGTTTTGAATAAGAAATAGTTCTTTCCAACCAAGGAGGTGGAACATGCTGCGATATTGCATCGATTGTAGAGAGATTTTTGGATGTATAACGGACGGCAAAACAAAAGCGTGTTTCGTAAGTGAAAACAATCACTGCGTAAATATCGCGAGCTGTTTGAATCGTATCAGCTTTAATCCAAAAGAAGTGACCGGCGGAATATGCACCGGATGCGCTGAAAGCATCAATATCCGGCGCGTACTCGCAGGAAAAAGACCGATTCAGTTCTCCGCACCACAATCCCTCCCCATCTCCGCCTAGCGCGCAACGCGCAACCGGTTCCGGGGAACCGATGAAAAAATCCCCGACCATAATTTTTTTTAACAAAAACATATTTGTAAATTTTCCACAAAAGAGAAAATAATTTGGATTGCAATTATCGCAGTTATCATGTTTTTCTTCTTCGGAGTTTATAAAGCAATTTCAAGCATTCATATTCAGCCGCGATGCTGGGACAATTCCAGGGTCAAATGCGAATAAAATAAATTTATGGACAAGATAGAGCAATGGGCGAAAGCCATTCAAAAGCACGAGGGATATTTTCCCGGGTCAGCGTCTTATCGGAATAATAATCCCGGCAATTTTCGCTGTTCCAGTTTGGTGATGGGCGAATTTGGAGCAACAAAATGCATCAATAATTTGGCAGTATTTCCAACCTATGAAAAAGGGTGGGAAGCGTTGAAACAATTCTTGATTTACGCTTGCACTGATAAATTGAGAAGCTATAAATCTTCAATGACACTGTTGGATTTTTACAAGGTTTATGCTCCGAGCGCGGATAACAATAACCCGATGAATTACGCTTCCGCAGTGGCCAAGGATATGGGTATTTCAATTGATACGAAGATCGGCAGTTTCTATTCGGTTGAAAGTAAGCCGGATACCGACATAAAAATTGAAAATCAAAACGATGCGAAATGGGTCGGTCATTTTCTTGGATCGAGTGCGTCAGGTTATCAAAAATACGGATGCAAGCTTTTCGCCTTGCGTTATCTGTATTGTATCGCCCAAGGTAAGAATGTGAGTATTGACGAAGTGGACGATCTGCTTTTTAAGGGTGGAGCATATTTCAATGGCGATATGTTGGATGATGCGACAGCTGCCAAGGTTCTGGGATTTGAATTTCTCGGCAAGGTAGCGGATATCAATAAAGCTCCCGATTGGTCACCTATAATCAAAGAAGTCGATTTCAGTGTTGCGGACGGAAAACAGCAGCATTTCGTAGTCCGGATTATTAAGCCAGATGGAAGCAAAGCTATTTTAGATCCGTACGGTGGAGTGGAAAGGAAAGTGAATTATTACGAGCAGAAAGTCGGCGAGCCTAAGTGGGAAAAAGGAAAATTCAGCTATCGGTTATTCAGGATAAAAAAAGTAGAGCCAAAACAGGAAGAGGTTGTGCCGATTCCGGTGAAAGTGGAAACTCCTCCGGAAGTGATTACTGAATTTGATAAGGCTTCCGGTGAAATTATTACCGGGAACAATGAAGAAATCAAAGGCGATGTAGTCCCGGTGGATTGGAAATTTATCATCGGAAAAATAATTGAGTTAATCAAATTAATTTTTAAAAAATAAAAGTATGTTGCAAGGTTATCGAACATGGATCGGGCTTGTGCTGACGATCCTGGGAGCAGTCGGAATTTTTAAGAAAATCGGAGTGACCCAGGAAGAGGTCGCTCAAATAATAGATGTTGCGATCCAGCTGGCCGGATTGATGCTGGCTTCCTACGGAAACTACAAATCACATCAAAAAATAAAAGAATTGGAATAGTGAAAAAAGAGGCTCAATACGCAAAATATCCATTCGGCGTTCCATTGGGCTTCTTTTTATTTTGTGGATAAAAAATTTGACAGATAGAGATTTCCGGTGGTACTGTTATCTGTTTAATAATTTAATATGCTCGCAGCTAACTTGTGTCCTTTCGGGGACCGTCCCAGTGATGGGATGCTTGGCGGACAAGTTGAAATGTTGTGGTATAATCAAGATGCAAAGGAGTCTTCTTTCTTTGCGCCTATTAAACCGCTCATCGAAACTTTGTTGCCGCCAAGCGCAAGGGAGTAGGTGAGTGGTTTTGTTATGTTTGACAAAAGAATGGGCGATTTCTATGAGCCTTTCATAGAGTGGTCGATTAGGATGGGAAAGGCGGAGTCAACGATTAAAGAATATCGCCGGATGTTCAACGGCCCGCTGCAATCGATCGCAAAAATAAAAACAAACAAATTCAAATTAGGAGATGTTTCGTATGCGGTTGAAACCGCGAACAATTACGGAAAATACGGAGAAGAAAAAGCAGTGATCACTTTGAGGTCGCTCATCAGATTTATAAAAGAAAATGAGGATTTTTTTCCGGTTGATTGGAGAGATATCAAGGGAAGAAAAAATAAGCGTCCCAGCGTTCAATATTTGACGCCTGACGAGCTTGAAAGGCTCCGGACGACGATTGACACAGAAACGCCCAGTGGACTCCGCACAAGGGCATTATTTGAGCTTCTGCTACACACAGGGCTTCGTATCGGGGAGGCGATAACCCTGGATATCTCAGATATCGATTTTGATAAAATGGAATTGAATATTGTGAATTGCAAAAGCAAGGCAAAGCAGACGGTATTTTTAACCGAGAGCAGTGTTTCGTGGATTAAAAAATATCTTGAATCACGATTGGACAAGTTACCATATTTATTTGTTTCGGGTGGTGGAGGAAGATTGTTGGCAGTCACAGCGCGCGCCTCACTTACGAAATATGAGAAAATAAGCGGACTAAAAAAGCATATCCATTGGCATCTGCTCAGAAAGACTTTCGTCACGAATCTTCTTTTTGGAGGGGTGGATATAAAGACGACTCAGCACCTGGCCAGGCACACTTCCGAGATTACAACGCTTCGTCATTATGCAGCGATAAATCATCAAAATGAGAGAATTCTTCTGACAAGCGTAATGGCTCATGTTTAGCGAGAAGTGGATAAAATGTTGACAAATTGACAATTAAGCCTAAGCGGTATATGATTATTGCATGAAAAGACCGGGCAGACCAATAGACATGAAATCGGTCATGAAAGTGCAAGAATATATGGAAAAAGGGCTTAATCAGGCAGAAATTGCGCGAGTAATGAAGAAAACGCGACAGCAAGTGAATCGCTGGTTTTTGTATGTGGAAAAGGGCAAAATAGGGGAAAAAGAGGCAGAAAAATAATAATGTTGACAAGAACCCCGAATGGGTGTATAATGGGTATAGTACATTGAAAACCGAATAAAAAGCTAAGTCTTGCATCAATCTTTTTGCCGCTGAATATCGGCTTCAAAGACATCGGTGCAAGGCTTTTCAACTAGATTTATAAGCTTCAAAAAACATTGAATTAGCACTCGTATTGACAGAGCGATATCGGTAAAAACTCATTGCGCTCATCAAATTAGCACTCAGACTTGACGACTGCTAACAGATGATATAAAATTTGAATATCGCGAATCAACACTGATTTACTCTCGAATAATCTCTAATATTTGAATAAAATTCGAGATAATTAGCGACTTTATTCGAGTTTGATT